CAAGGTAATTTACCTGAAAGAAAATTTTTTGGCTTTAATAATAGTACAGAAAAAGTTATACAAAGAACATTCGCAAAGTTTGTTAAACAAAAAATGAAAGCGTTAAAGATATGAGTAAGAGAGAAGATATTGCTAGCCACATTGCTACCACAATTACAAATATATCTAGTCCAGCAATAAAGAAAGTATCAAGACAACCTTTTCCATTAGACGAATTATCTGAACAACAATATCCTGCGGTATTGATACAAACACAAGAAGAAACTCGTGATGATTCAGAATTAGGAAGCGGTGCTAAAACGAGAATAGCAAATTTAGAATTTTTAATCACAGGTTATACTAAAGGATCAGAAAGTAATATTGATACAGCAAGAAACGAATTAATTACTGCTATAGAAACAGCATTAGAAACAGATATAACAAGAAACAATAAAGCGTTAGATACAGAAGTTATAAATGTAGAAACTGACGCTGGTTCTCTTTTCCCTTATGGTGCTATCAGTATGGTGGTAAGAGTAATTTATGAATTTGATAGCGGAACACCATAGGATATATAATGCAAAAAAAAACAATAG